AATGCGTTTGTTGCGCCGTCAAATGCACGACCGATACGAGCTGACCATCTTTCTGTTGTCTGAGCATTCTTGATAAGCATATCAAGGATTTCGAGATCGATTTCTTGTGAGATATACTCGGAAAGCATCGATGTCAATTCTGCTTCAGCGTCGATTGAGTGGTAAGCATTAAGATCTTGTGCGAATTCAGGACTCCAAACTGCCTTTAACTTACGTGTCTTAGCCACGATTGACTCTGAACGAAGCTCAAGGTTGATTTCTGGAACGCCAATGTCTGCGCCTGATGTGTCTTCAAAGTCACCACGAGTTATTGATGATGGTTGCTTCTGGTATGTAACAACAAGGTTGTTAACAGGAGCAGCCGATGCAGATACTACGAATGTGATTTGTGTGTTTGTTGTATTTGATGTTGTGTACTGTGGGAAGTAATCAATAATGCTTGAACCAGAAACCTTGAATGCACGGATACCATCGGTATCGTGAGTTGCCAAAGATGCCGATGAAACTGTAACTGTGAAGATGAACCCACCAATAAGTGATGCTGAGTAAGCGGCTTGGAATTCTGTGTCAAATTGGAAAACAGATGTAGAACCATATCCAACAGAAGCTGTTGCAAATGTTGTTGCATCTACTGTTGTGTTTGCGACAGATTTTGTGATGGCGTTTGATGCTGTTTCGTTGATTGAGTAACCAAAGCGACCAGAACCATAAAGACCACCAGAAGGATCTGCACCCCTTGCACCTGCACCGGTTACACCGAATACAGAGTCAGCTTCCGAACCCTTACCTGCACCTGTTGTAAAGCCAGGTTGTGCTGTTCCGTACTTAAAGTCAAGGAAGAACACAAGACCCGAAGGAAGGTTCAGTGGTTGAACTGAAACAAAATCCTTTGCTGCGATTTCCGAGAAAATACGGCGAACAAGTGGAAGTGCAACGCCGGCCCATTCTTCTGAACCAGCTGCTGTACCCGTACGTGATGACTCTTCGATGAGTTGTTTTGCTTGATTTTCGAGAAGAACTGCAATAGAGTTCTTTTCATAATCTGTTTTAATACCGTCAAGAAGTCCTGTCTTTTCCCACTTCTTAACTGTACCACGGTTTTCTTCAATAAGCCGCTTGTGCGGATTCGAAGAAGAACCAAGTAATGATTGTATATTCATTTATATATCTCCAATAATAAAATTTGTTAGTTTAAACCTGCTAATTTTCTTAATCTATCTGCCATCGCCGAGCTTTCCGAGAGGATTGCCTTTGATGGACGTGTGCTTGCTATTGGTTTACTTGCAAATGATTCTTTCAATTGCTTAACCTTTACAGTCTTCAGAGATTCTGCAAGTGTTGTGTAAACCAGTTTAACTTCACGAAGAGTTTTTGCTCTGTCAAAGTTCTCAATAACCGTCATCTTTTGTGATTGCGTAAGTGAATGTGAACGGAATAACTTGTTTGAGAAAAGAAGTTTTGAATTGAGAAGATTTACTTCATTGATTTTGTCACGAAGGAACTTGATAACAGCGTAAGCTTCTTCAAGCTTTTCTTCTTTTTCATCTTCTTCGTCACCTTCTTCAACTGGTTTTTCTTCCTCGTCTTCTTCACGCAAGGCACGAAGAATTTCTTGAATATCAACTTCTTCGTCTTCACCTTCTTCAACTGGTTTTTCTTCTTCTTCTTTTTCAACTAATTGAACAAGCTTTTCACTCTTCATTTCTGTGCTGTCATCTGACGAATACTTTGAAGGTGTCTTATTGTCACCCGAACCGATTTCCGATGAATCAAGATCTTCTTCAAGTTGACGGATTATTTCCATCAAATCCTCGTCGATTTCCTCGTCATCTTCCATCCCCATCTCCATTTCATCTTCTTCCATTGCTGGTTTTTCTTCGTCTTCGTCTTCTTCCATTGCTGGTTTCTCTTCGTCTTCACCCTCTTCAACCGGTGTTTCGTCTTCATGTTCTCCTTCTTCGACCGGTGCTTCGTCTTCGTGCTCTCCTTCTTCCATCTGTGTTTCTTCTTCGTCACCTTCTTCCATTTCTTCCTCTTCGGCTTCTTCTGAAAGTCTAGATGCTAACATCGATTGAAGACGTGGAGTAAACGCCTCTTCTAACGCAAGCTTAGCATTGGCAAGTGCGACTTCACGTACTGCCTTTGCATCTGCGATTGCGTCTTTTAATAAATCTGTCATAAAAATCTCCAACTAGTTTTTAGGGTTATTAAAAACTCTAATCAAACAGTAAATAGAAAAACTCTATAAGAGATAGAGTATTATATATACATAAATAGTATTCTGTTTAAAAAAATACCACATTTAAGTTATTTTTTATCACCATTCAGTAATTTTTTTAATAAAATAACTTTATTTTCTTCCTTCTTATCAAATACCGTCCCAATATCACCGAGACGAAAAATGTGTGTAACATCATCTTCGGAATATATAAACCGGTTTACTCTTTTTGGTTTTTCTTCATTTTCAGGCATTTGGAAACTCCACCGATATATTGTAGATATTTTTTTCTTCATCTTTACCCGTAATTTTAAATTTACAACCACGAGGAAGTGTTATTTCTGATTCTATACAATACTCATCCTCAGAACAAGGCAACATAAGAACTCTATCACCACGTTTTAGATTTATCTTGATTATAGGTGTTCTTTGTTTTCTTTCACCAGATGTAAGTTCTCTATCTGTAAAATCTTCTGCAATAATTGGATTGAGAGAAGTTGAAACGAATCCGTTATCTATCCAATCCCCGGCATCAACAAATTTCTGAAGAACTTCTTTTCTAATACCACGATAAACTACTACATCATTTTGAAGTACAGCACCATCCGATTTAAAATGATCGTCTAAAACTAAGATATTATACATACTCCATTTTGTTGGTTGTTGTATTCTATCTTTTGGATTTCTCGTAATTTTTTCCAACTCATCTTTATCCCAATTAATCTCTCTACCATCACGGAGAAATGTATTTATAGCCAAAGAATCAGTATGATATATTTTTGCAGCAGAAGTTACAACAGAATCATTCTGGATTGAAGATAATGCAGCTAATTTAGCAACGGCAATACCTTGTATTCTTTTTGCCGATTTCTTCATAGAAGACATTGTTGACTTTGCACCCTCATTATCTTTATTTCTTTGTTGAATTGCAAGAGTATCTAGCAGTTCATCATATGAACGAAAGAAAGGTGTAAACTCAAATTTTAGAAGTTTCTTTTTTAGGTCTGGTCTGAAATTTTTTGCATCGTCTATAATTTCATCTTTTTCTTTATCATCAAGAAAAACAAATGAACCAAGCTTTTTTTCCAACTTTTGTTCGGGTGTTTCTTTTTTTTCTTCGGGTTTTTCTTCTTCTTTTTCATCGGATGCAGATTTTTCTTTTTCTGCCTTTAACTTAGCCATCAAACCACCACCCTCACCTTTTTCTTTTTTAGGTGTATCTGGTTCTTCTTTTTTCTTTTTTTCTTCTGGCTTTTGGTGAATTAACGGGTCAAAGTTTACTTTACTAATATAGTAAGACTCCCCACTTTCCTTGTTTTTTACAAGTATTTTATCGGGATTCTCACTATCTGATTTTTCATCTTTTTCAAGTAATATGTGTTTTAGCTTTATCATTTTCACCGAGTTAGTTACTCTTGTTCTCGGTCAAGCTTTCTTTGTCTCTTCCGAGATGCATTCATTTTATCTTTCTTCTTTTCGGAAGGTTTGATGTATTCTGTCCGTGCTTTGTACTCTTCAAGAATACCACTTTCCTTCACCTTTCTCTTGAATATCTTTAACATAAGGTCAATATTCATTCCATTTCCCTTGACCTTAACATGGGCTGTTTTTGGTCTGTTGCCGTAAACTTGATCTGCCATAACTTTTTTCCTATTATTTCTGTTTAATATCTTTTATTTCATAGTACCGACCTAATGTTTGACCGATATCTTCGTAAACTGATTCCAATCTTTGTTGTAACTTAATCACCTCGATAACAGTTTTTTCGAAGACTTTCATAGACTCATTCATTTTACGAGTATGTCTTCCAAGTGTAACTTGATCAAACCAATCACCGGATTCTTCCATAATATTTTTAGAGGCAAATTCAACAACTTTTTTAATTTCTTTGTAAGTTTCTTTTAAGTTATTTCCACGATAAATGATATTACCATACTCATTATATCTGGCTATTGTCTCTACATATGCCTTCTTTTGTTCGGGTGTCAAAATTGGATCCTTCGGTTCCTTTTCAGTTATGCCCTCTTTCATCACTTCTGATACTGCCTTTGATACCATACGTTTTAGTTCTTTCATTGTATTTTTATCGGCCGTTATTGGAAGACCTTTGTGTTTTGTACCAGCATACTTTTCAAGTTCTTTTTCAGACATACCCGCTGCAACTTGTTTTACATTTTTACTAACGTTTGACGCCGGAACTTCTCCACGTTTGTAGGCAAGAACAAGTCCCATAAATTTCTGTTGTTTAACACTGAGTGCAGGCATTATTATTTCCCTTCAAATATACAATCACATATACCACCAATTTCACAGATGATATTTGTAATGTTTTCATGAATACGTTGAATCTTAGGATCTACTTTATTAATTTTCTTTGGTGATACACCTTCTTTTATAAGTCCTTCACCAACGACTTCACCACCACCAGCTGGATACATAAATGCACCGTGTGTTGATGGGTTTGAAACAAAATCCCACCCAATCAATTCAAAGTCATCCTGAACTTCTACTGTTGTTTCATTTATTTCTTTTACAGAACCAAGACCTCTCGATGAGATACCGAGACGAATACCTGCCTGAAGAAGTTGTTTTAAAATATTACCTGATGGTGTTGGGAGAATTTCTACCGTGCCAATCAAATCATTTCCTTGCCAATCACAGTTCAACACATTGTGGGAAACATTACGGAGATTGATGACTGAGGAATTCCCTGTCCAATGCGGGAATCCGTTATCTCGGCAATAAAAATTACCGTTTTCAACCGTCACGCAATGAACGGTATCATCATAATCAACTTCGTTAACCTTTACAAATCTAAAGTCAAGATGAACTGATGTTGATTTCTTAATCTTCAATCTGTATAATGTAGATTTATTTGCCACTTCAATAATACGACCAGCATACACATAATCTTTTTTGCTAATCTGTTCTTTAATCACAGATGCAACACCCAACTTCAAAAGAATCTCTTGAAAATCTTCCATCAATTTTTTTGAAACCGAGAATATTGATTGGTTTGTATAACCATTATAAGTAACCGTAGTCCCATCCCCATGCAAATACCACTCGAATAACTCCTGCAATAAATCAATTGATGCGTTCTTTATATCATCTGGGATATACTTCGTGTATTTGTTCCCTAAACTACTGACATAATTCCAAAGTCTCGGATCAGAACAAGAAAATGTTATTCCACGTTCTCCTTTTTTCCATTCATTCCAAGTTAATTCGGGTGACATTTCTTTCAATACTTCTCTAAATTTATCGGCGGTTTCACCTTCATTCTGTGTAATGTAAACACCATATCCATTGTTACCAGTATCTCTGTTGGTGCAATGTCCTTCTGCTAAATAAAATCCTAAGAAACCAAAGAATGATTTTGCATTTAAAATCAATGGAGTCGATGATTTTTCTTTGTATTCGGCAGATTGATTGTTCGCAACATCAGTTATACCTTCCAACTCAATAACATCATGATGAGTACCGTTCCAATTGTTATCGGCAATCGGTATTGTTAAATGAGTGGACTGGTGTGTTTTCGTCATCTCATATATTTCTTGTGCCGTCTTTATCACAAACTTACCGTTTCTGTCTTTCAAATAAAATCGGTGGTTTGGTGTAACCATTGCATCAATGTTTTTACCAATGATAGAAATCATCTTTCCTTTATACGGTTCATTAACAACACGTTGGACCGGTTGATATTCTATAACATTTGTATCTGTGTTTAATGACGGTATAAGTTCACCAAGTTGAACATCTTTTATGAATTTCCAACCAGATTTTGTTAGAATCTGTGCTGTTGGGCGATTGCACTCTGGGTGGTCAAGCTCTCCCAAGGCACGATTTTCTTTGATTTGATTTTCTTGATATTTCTTTACTTCACGTATGAGAATTTCTTTCGGATAAACTCTACCATTTTGATTTTTTGCCTCTGCTCGTTGGAGAACACCCGAAACGATTACTTTGCCAGTTCCCTGCTTTAGTTCATTAATTTGTTGAGGATTTACAATGAAAAGCATTGTGTCTACTAGTAATTGTTTCATTTTACGCACCTAACTCATTAATTTTTTTAGAAATACGATTTAATCTTTCACTAATTTTATATAACCTAGTGTGAGAAGAAGACCAAAGTGTTCTTTGATCCACACCCATTTCCATTTTTAAACGAGATGAATGACCAACGATTCTTTCAATTTCATAAATTGCACGATTTATTTCTTTTATAGATTGATTAATTTTCTGATTTGTTGTTCTTGTTTCATCTGTCTTGTACGTTTTATATGATGCCTCGTGTAATGCAGACATCGCTAGCTTATATGCAGATTCTTGTGTTGCATATTGTTTGTATGTTATTGAGTGTTTTCTTTTTGCTTTTGGTACAATCTTATATCCATACTGTTCTGCATTATCTTTTGTTTGTGCATCAAATTCTTCCTTACCTTCACCAGATTCTGGTGAAAATGCCTTTGGAGTTTCATAGCCGGCAACCATACCGGTTACACTCATTTCGTGCATTTCATCTTTAAATTTTTTAAAAGATTCTGATTCTTTTAATTTTTGTATAAACTTTTCTACGTTCATAGTATCACCTAATCAGTTGATTACGAATTAAAGCATAAACAGTTCCAGTATCTACCTTAACACTTGAAAGAGAAAGTTCAACTATACCATTACTACCAGTAAGAGTTGAAAGTGGTAGTGTTCCACCGGCAGAAAGTGATGCTGTTCCAATCGTTCCAACCGGTACAATAACACCACCTACACCAAAATTTGAACTTGTAAAATTGGTTGTCCCCGATCCACAAGTTATTGAGTATAAAAACTTTCCAGGGTGTCCTTTTCTTTCAAATTCATTCCTAGCATCTGTTCCATAATTGTAGGGTTGTATTCCCGTTGTATCTGCCATTACTTAACTCCATCTAAATCATTTATCAAACTATAATATCTTAAAAGAGCGGAAATATGACTTTCTTCTACATTTTTAAGTGTTTTGTATTGTTCTAATAATTCAATCACTTCTGTAAGTTTTATCTTTAAAGACTTATCACTTATTGATTTCATTTTAAATGACAAAACTTTTTTAATTTTTATCGCATCTTCCTTAATCATTTCTTTAAAGTTATTGGTATTACTTACATTACCAATGTATTCACGGAGTAAATTCTTTTGTTCTGATGAAAGATTCCCATATTTTTCATTAAACTTTTCTACAAGTATTTTATAAGAAAGTAAACGTATTTCTTTTGGTTCATTTGATATAGAAGAAACATCGTCTACAATACGTGATTTCTTATCGGATGCCATGTTCTCAATTACAGTAACTTTTGAACGAGTAACTTCAATTGGATTATCCAATTCCGTATATTCAAATATCTTATAAATTGATGCTAGAAGTTTATAGTTTTGAACTTTAGTTTGAAAGAAATTATTTACATTAAAATTTTCGTTTATCGATTTTATCAACTGATACTTTTCGTCTTTAAGTTTCATTTTATCAATTTTCTTTCGTGCCTTCAGGACTGCTTCGATTAACATCATTGCCTTTGAATCAGATGAAAATCTCTCTTCACATAAGGTTTTATACAAACTATATTCTTTCAACAGTTCACTATTCTTGTTAAAGAATTTTTTAAGAATAGATATTGCAACAGATTCGTTTGCAGAAATTATATCCGATGTTATTTGTCTTGTTAAAAGTTCAAATAACATACCCGTATTTTTAAATTTTGAATGTTTAATCTTCTTCATTGATAGTTGCCCATGAGTGTGTATTCATTAAATAAATATAGTTGTAATTACATTTCTTCCAATAAATTAGACTCATTTAATAAATTTGATTCTTCTTTTTCTGTATCGGACGTTGGCTTCAAACTTTCAGAAATAATAGATTTCGTCTTTATCTTAATACTACTCATACTATTCAAGATATCCAGCATTTCTTTTGTAAGTTCCTGATTTTCAGTTGCAAGTGGTGAATTTCCTTTATAGTTGTATTTTGGTGATAAATTCACGTCTAAAGTCTTACTAATATTCTTACGACCTAATGGATCTCTCCCAAATGGACTTGCATCAGTACCATAAGTAGAACCATGTTCTTTTGGTCTACCTGATCCTGGCCATCCACCTTCTGGGACTTCTACATCATTGATAGGTTGTGATTTCTTACCACCGTAGATATTCATGGTAGCCAAATCGTGTGGTGTTCCAAATGATTCTTTTGTTATGGTGGGATCATTTCCTTCACTTTCAATTTGTTTCTGACGGAATTGAAGTTTGATATCTTCAATAATTTGATTCTTTTCAAATTCCGCCTCATCTTCTGAAAGATTAAAGATGTGTGAATAGATATACTTCATAGATAAAAGTTTCTTTTCTATCAATGAGCCAGCAAGGTCTACCCTTTCTTTCATCAACGCAATCTTTTCTTGTTCATAAATGATAGATGGTCCAGTTAAACTCAATTCAAAGTTAACGAGATCGGAGTTTTCATAACCTTGTGCATATAAGTGTGCAATAGCAATCTTTGTCAATTCGGAAACAACAATACGTTGAATTCTTTCAATTGTTCTTGCAAAACGAATATCGAGTGTTGCAAGTGTTGCCTTGCCTTCGAGTGATTCATCAAATCCAAGATACGCCTTTGGAACTTTAAGGGCAGCAAACATCTTACTTTTCAAATACTCAACGTCTTCGATTGCTTGGTATTGAAGGCCTGGTAAAGTTTCAATCGCAGTACCGGCTTGTCCACCACGAACAGGAAGATAAAAATCTTCAAGTATATTTTGCATATTGTATTTAAGATTATATTGCCCTGTTTGTTCATTTACCACAGGAGTTTTCTTCATTTGATTCATGATATTTTGCATATATTGATCAACTTCTGCCGGTGGGATATTACCAATATCAATTTTAAATACACGTTTTTCTGGTGCCCGCATGATGCGGTGAATCAACATTGCATCTTCCATGAGAACAAGTTGTTTGTAAAGTTTACGACCACCTTCTAAGATTGACTTACCATACGGTAAGAAGTTTGTGTCACCCAAAAGACGGAAGTGAGCCACTTCATAATTTTCAAATCCACCTTTACCAAGTGGACCTTCATATATAAACGTTGTCATATAGATATGTTCAGGATCAGTTCCCTCCTCACGTTGCATTTCATAAGGAGAAAGCGGTACTACGTTTGTAACACCAAGACCTTCTTTGATGTCTAAAGACAAGTAATTGTCACCATACTTACAAAGGTTACGAATCCACGGCCACAAATTAGACTCAATATTTAGAATATCGTAGAAAAGGTTTTGGAGAATTTTACGAATATTATCATTATCCGTCTTGATTGTTAAAACATTTCCTTGATCGTTTTTGAGTGTAGATTCATCCGCATATATGTCTAACGCAGATGAAATAATGGCATCCGTATCCATCGCCTCGTAGTCAGTGTAAAGATCAATCTTTGTTGCTGAAAATGAGTTATACTGATTATATGCAGATATAGGAGTTCCACGAGTTCCGTGAAGACGACCATATCTGTCAATTACTTTTGAGGTATGTGGGTTTCCATCTGCTTGATACCTGGCAGTATCGATTACTTTGAGTTTCTTGCCCCCGACATTTCGCACGATTACATTTGTGCTAAATAATGTTTTTAATCTATCAAATAGTGATTTTTGTTCAGCCATTCTGACTCTCACTTTCTACTGTTTTTATTGTATGTTATTTCATATACATAAATATGAATTTGTGTTATTTAAATACGTTTTTATAGCAACCAGGTTAAATCTTCTCCTGGTTTTGTGTCACCAACGTCAAGAGACCAACCAGCTTCTTTGTTTACTTTATTTAATTTATTATAAGCCTGTGTTGACTTTCTCATGTAATCAAGTGCTAATTTTGTTTTTAGCATACCGGCTCGGCAGAGCACACGTC